TCGGTTTACAGATTTTCACGATTTTGAGCACTGGTGGAGTTAAATGAGGGGTTTAAATGAAAATTAGAGATCGAATCAAGGAGCTGCGAAGGGTGAAATCATCCGAGCTTATTCCCAATCCAAAAAACTGGAGGACGCACCCGATCGCGCAACAGGATGCGCTCAAGGGGATTCTTGCGGAGGTTGGTTTTGCTGGTGCGGTCCTTGCCCGAGAACTTGATGATGGATCATTGATGCTGATCGACGGACACATGAGAGCGGAGACAACAAGCAATCAGGAAATCCCGGTTTTGGTTTTGGATGTCACTGAAGCCGAAAGCGATAAACTCCTGGCCACATTTGATCCGATTGCCGCGCTTGCTGAGAGTGACGCAGCAGCGCTCGATTCCCTTTTGCGCAATGTGGACACCGGGAGTGAGGCGCTTCAAAAAATGCTGGCGGATCTTGCCGAGGATGCAGGACTTTATCTTGATGACAAGGAAGTGGTTGAGGACGAGGTTCCCGAACCGCCAGTTGATCCAATCACCAAGCCCGGCGATCTTTGGATTCTTGGAGAGCATCGGTTGCTGTGCGGGGATAGTACGAGGGCAGAAAATATAAGCGAACTTATGAATTCAAATAAGGCATCTGCAATTATAAGTGACCCACCTTATGGTGTGAGCTATGTTGGTAAAACAAAAAGCGCACTGCCTGTGCATAATGATGGTGAAGAAACTCTGCTCCCATTATTGACATCATCACTTGGATTAGCATTTGAAAATTGTCTTGATGGATCGTGTTGGTATATTGCGGCCCCGCCGGGGCCGCAATTTTATGACTTTGCAACAGTATTAAAAAAACTAGGTGTTTGGAGGCAGACTTTAGTTTGGGCTAAAAACTCTCTTGTTATGGGACACAGCGATTACCATTATCAGCACGAAGCAATATTTTATGGATGGAAACCCGGTGGTCCTCATAAACAACCACCCGATAGAAAACAAACAACTCTTTGGCAATATGATAGGCCAACCGCATCAAGGGAACATCCAACAATGAAGCCAATTGGCTTATTTGCCAAGATGATTGAAAATAGCTCTGTTGTTGGAACATTGATTTATGATCCTTTCCTTGGTTCCGGCACCACCCTCATCGCCGCAGAGCAATTGGGCCGCAAATGTTACGGCATGGAAATCAGCCCTGCCTATTGCGATGTGATCGTTCATCGGTGGGAAAAGCTCACCGGGAACAAAGCGACGCTGGAGGTGAAAAATGGGTAAAGGAAGGAAGCCCACTCCGACGAACATCCTAAAGATCCGCGGGTCTTGGCGTGCGAAGACACGACCAAACGAACCGAAACCGGAAGTCATGAAAATTAAAGCGCCTGAGTTTCTCGGGCCCAGGGAGCGTGAGATCTTCGACAAGATGGCCGAGAAACTTTTTGACCTTGGTGTCCTGACCGAGATCGATGCTGGAGCGTTGACAAGGTACGCGTCAATCTTGGTTCGTTGGATGGATGCTGCCAAGCAGATGGCGGACGGCGTTCCATCGTTCATGCCCGTGAAGGATGAGAGCGGCAAGGTAAAGGGGTTCATCCCCACGCCACCGTATATGGTTTTCAATAAATCCAGCGAGCAACTGTTGAAACTCGAAAGCGAGTTTGGGTTGACACCAGCAGCGAGACCGAGACTTGAAAGCAGCAACGGCGGCAAGGACGGCATCATCGACATCATGAGGGCAATCGAGTGACCGTGAGAGCGCCACGAAAAAAGAAACCGGTCGCAAAGGATCACCGCATCGTCCGGTTTTTCAACGCGCACCTCTGCCACACGAAAGGGGAATGGGCAGGCACTCCTTTCGTGTTGGCGGAGTGGCAACGCTTATTCCTCAATGAGCTTTTCGGCACCGTGCGCAAGGATGGTCTACGGCAGTACCGCACCGCGTATCTCGAGGTTCCACGCAAGAACGGCAAAAGCACGCTCGCCGCTGGTATCGCTCTTTATCTGCTCTGCCTTGATCGTGAGGATGGCGCTGAGATCTACTCGGCAGCAAGTGACAAGGAACAAGCCTCGATCGTGTTTGACCAGGCGGTCCAGATGATCGAGGAAAACCCGAGCCTCGCCTCGATGCTGCGTGTCTACCGAAACAAAACCATCGAGCATAAATCATCCGGTAGTTTTTATCGGTCGCTCTCGAGCGATGCATTCACGAAACACGGCTTGAACGCTCATGGGATCATCGTGGACGAGGTGCACGCCCAGCCGAATCGAGAGCTTTGGGATGTTTTGACGACATCGACCGGAGCGAGACGCCAGCCGCTGACGCTCGCAATCACGACCGCCGGGCATGATCGCCAGTCTCTTTGCTGGGAGCTCCGGCAGTATGCTCTAGGTGTTCAGGATAAACTCATTCACGACCCGACATTTTTCTCAAGGATCTACACCTCGAGCGGTGACTGGAAACAGGAAAGCACCTGGCGGGAGGCGAATCCAAATTACGAGGTCACCGTCAAGCGGGATTATTTTGAAAAGGCAGTCACGGAGGCGCTGGCGAATCCGAGCCGGGAGAACGCATTCCGCCGACTGCACCTGAATCAGTGGACCTCGCAGGAGACGAGATGGATCTCGCTTGAGCGCTGGGATGACTGCCTCCGCGAGTTCCCTGATTTATCCAACCGGATGTGCTATGCAGGGCTTGATCTCTCAAGCACCTTGGATCTCACGGCTTTCGTGCTTCTGTTCCCACCGATAGAACCCAACGAACCCTATTGGGTGCTTCCGTTTTTCTTCGCTCCCGAGGGCGCAGCGAAAGAGCGCGAGCGAACGAACCGGCACCGGCTCGAGGAGTGGGAGCGACAAGGGTTGATTTACACGACACCGGGTCGAAGTCTTGATTACAAGGCGGTGGTGACAGTCATTGAAAACCTCGCTGAAAAATACAACATCCAAGAGATCGCCGTCGACAGGTGGAATATCAACCAGATTTCAAAGGACCTCGAGCAGCTCGGAAAAAACAACGGGCGACCCGACTGGCTTGTGGGATTCGGTCAGGGTTTTGCGGCGATGACCGCTCCATCGAAAGAGCTTGAGGTGCTGGTGATGAGCCAGCGCATCGCTCACGATGGCAACCCGATTCTGAGGTGGATGTTTTCCAATGTCCAGGTGGAGAGGGACAACGCCGGAAACATCAAGATGCACAAAGGAAAAGCGGTGGAAAAGATCGACGGCATTGTTGCGACGATTATGGCGCTCGGGCGCGCCCAGGTCAGCACACTGAACCAGACAAACATCTATGACACTCAGGGGATCACACTACTATGATCGATCGAATAAAAGGATTTATCACGCGTGCGCTTTCCCTGTCCGGTGGAAACCTCAAGGACCCGCGCCTTAATGAGCTGTTTGGCTCATCCGGCACTGATTCCGGTGTGCCAGTCACGCCCGATACGGCGCTGACCTATTCTGCGGTTTATGCTGCGGTTCGCTGCATCGCCGAGTCGGTCTCTTCGCTGCCGCTTAATTATTATGAACGCCTTCCCACTGGCGGAAAGGCACCCGCCAAGGCGAACCCATTGCACACGCTTCTACATGATGAACCCAATCCCGAGATGACCTCGTACCAGTGGCGCGAGGCGTCAATGGCGCACCTTCTTCTCTGGGGCAATGCGTATTCCGAAATCGTGCGAGACCTCGAGGGGAACGTGGTCGAGCTCTGGCCGATCGATCCGACGATCGTGACCCCGAGGCGCACCGAATCCGGTGACCTTTACTACGATCTCAACCGTGGCAAGACCTTCATCACCGCCAATAATATGCTGCACATTCCTGGGCTTTCCTTCGATGGGATCTCGGGCATGAGTCCGATTTCGCTGGCCCGCCAGTCGATCGGGCTTTCGATGGCGATCGAGCAGTTCGGTGCCGGGTATTTCGGGCGTGGCGCTCGCCCTGGTGGCGTGTTGACTTTCCCTGGTCAACTCAGTCCCGAGGCCCGCCAGAATCTCCGAAGGTCGTTTGAAGAACTTCATGCGGGCGGTGCGAACTCGCACCGGGTCGCTCTGCTGGAGGCTGGGCTCAAGTGGGAAGCGATTGGCGTGCCTCCGGATGATTCGCAGTTTTTACAGTCACGGGAATTTCAGATCATCGAGATCGCCCGCTGGTTCAATCTCCCGCCCAATAAATTGAAAGACCTCTCCAAGACGAGTTATAACAGCCTCGAGCAAATGGAAATCTCCTTCGTGGTGGACACGCTCCGCCCGTGGTTGGTGCGATGGGAGCAGCAACTCAACCGTAAGGTCGTCAGGCCGAGGGATAAGGGAAGCTACTTCTTTGAGTTCAATGTGGACGGGATGCTTCGAGGCGATCTCGCTTCCCGCTACCAGTCGTATTCGGTCGCTCGTAATTGGGGCTGGCTCAGTGTGAATGAGATCAGAGAGAAAGAGAACATGAACCCGATCGAGGGTGGTGACAGTTACCTCCAGCCGCTGAATATGCAAGGGCTGGATACCGCAACGACTTCGGCACCAGCAACGACGCCGTCTGTTGGAACAACCCCCACCGTAGGCAGTCAGGACGCTTCTGTTGTTGACCCCAATGTGGATGTGGCGGCAACTGCGCTCAATGGCGCTCAGATTGCTTCCCTCGTCGATCTAGTGGTTCAGGCAAACTCGGGCTTGATCTCAATGTCATCGGCGCAGGCGATTGCCGGGGCGTCTTTCCCATTCCTGTCTAAACAGGTTAGTGACATGATCTTTTCTGGTGAAGCCCCTCCAAATCCCGCCCCATTGGCAACCACGCCCACCCGCTCCGATGAATCGATTCTCCTGCGCCTCCTCGACGATGCGGGAGAACGCTTGCAAAATGTGGAGTGCAGCGCCGTCAAGCGCTTCGCCAACAAGCCCAACGAGTTTCTGGCCAAGCTCGATCACTTCTGCACCGAGCATCGCTCGAGGGTGGTGGCGGCATACGCCCCGGTGCTCGAGGCGTTTGGGATGAGCGCGGATCTCGATCACCATGTCGGCAGGCACCTCGATCAGTTCCGGTCGGTCTGGTTGGATTTTTCTGGCACGGTCTCAGCAAAAGATTTTTCCGAAGCGGTCATTGAAAAAATCAAAACCATGAAAGGATCAAAAGATGAAAACTAACATCGAAAGACGATTCAGCACCGAGCTGCGGGTCGACCCCGGCACGCAGAAAATTATTGGCTACGCCGCCAAATACGATTTACCATCCGAGGATCTCGGCGGCTTCAGAGAGTTTGTTCGCCCAGGTGCGTTTCAGCGCTCCTTGGATAATCATCCCGATGTGAGAGCACTCATCGACCACAACCCAAGTCTCATTCTCGGGCGCACCCTCTCGGGCACGCTGAAGCTCGAAAGCGATGCGGTCGGTCTACGAGTGACTATAGATCCACCCGACACCCAGTACGCCGCCGACCTTATGGCAGTCATGGCGCGCGGTGATGTTTCTCAGATGTCATTTGCGTTCACGACAAACCTGGACTCTTGGGATCTGGTGGACGGCGAGCGGGTGCGATCGCTCCTTTCCGTGGATCTGCATGATGTCTCGGTGGTCACCTACCCAGCGTATCCCGACACCAGCGTTGCCGTGCGCTCACTGACCACTATGATCGACGAATCGGTGCGAGCCGCCCAAAGGCTGAGAGACCTCAAGATCCGCCGAATTTGGTAGTATTTTGCACATTTACCTGGGGTGGGGTAAATCCCCCACCCTAATAAAAACACTTAAAATATAGGCAAATTAAAAATATTAAAAAATATTCCGCAAATTCTCATAATAAATTGTTCGCTCAAGCGAATAATATAATATACTGATCACATGAGGTAAACGAGTGATTTGCCCAGGATCATGACAGAGGAGTTTTGGAAATGTCTAAGAAAACACGGTACGAGTTCACTTGGTTGAACCACGAAAACAATCATGAAATAACTGATTGGGTTGTTGCGAGTTCAAAAAAAGAAGCTATTGAAAAATTCAAGGAACAGCGTGAAAACGCAGGAAAAAATGTTCCGACTAACTACACAGTAAAAAGCACTTTTTTAATTGTTTAATTTTCAAAGGAGTTTGTAAAATGAAGATTTTTGCGACTGTTTCTGATTTACGACTTTGGGTTTCGGAGCGCGTTGGCGAATTGGAGACCCATGACGAGGTCGATCAAATAACCGATGTGATTCATGGCATGGATGATTTCCCAAACTGGGGCGAGGATGCAAGCGAATTTTTGGAAACGCTTCCAGATGATTTAAGCAAATTGTTAAAACCAGTTTTTCCAGACTCGATTATTTTTAATTTTTTTGATGAATGCAGAAGCTTTGATTTTATGAAAAACGAATATAAAAAATGGTGCAAAAAAAATAAAATTGAATTTTCAAGGTTTGAGTTTCAAGAAATTTATGATCGCGTTGCCGATCAAGAAATTCGATAAATAAAAGGAATAATAATGAAAACTTGCTCTTGCTGCGAATCTGCACCGGTCCACCCGCTCTGCGGGGATCATTGCGAAAAATGTCACCGGCCTTTTTTTTGCTCCCAATGCACTGGCGATTTAATGAACGATCAGATCGAGAGCTGGTCTCCTGGCGAATCAACGGACATGGTCTGCGAGTCTTGCGAAAAAAATGCAGTGCGTCATCTGTGGTTGGATGAGACATGCGCCGCAATCCAGCAGCTCGCCGAGGAGCATGAGTGGGAGGTTGATCCCATCTCGATTGCTCAGACTGGCACCCGCTATTTTAGACTTTCCCGGGAATGCTCATCGTGCCTTGGCGTCGTGGATCGTGAATGCGAATGCGAGACCTTGACAGTCAGGGTGAGCGATCATGCGACAGCGCACTGCCGGGAGGACATTTCCATCGCAATGAATCCGAGCGGAGATGACCACACCATGAATGACCTTGAGCGCCGACTCAAAAGAGAGGTGACTCATGGGTAAACTGATCAGCGTGACCAAAGCCAGCGCCATCCTTGGGATTTCCCCGAGGAGGGTGCAAATTTTTATTGCCGAGGGTCGGTTGCCCGCTCAGAGGTTTGGTCGCTCATTTGCGATCGACCAGGATGATCTTGCTCTCATCACCCGAAAGCCGGTGGGACGCCCGAGGAAATAACTCCCCGAGTTTTGACAGTTCAAACCATGTCGTGCTAAATTAATCACATCGAATCTCGTGCAGTCTTTACGCACAGATCCCGAACTAGGGACCTGTGCGTTTATTTTTTCCCGCCCGGGAAAAAGCACCCGGTCCTAATACCGACTTATTAGGAAAAATCCGATGAACGAAATTGAGACACTGCGCACCGAGCGCGCTGCTAAGATTGCAGAAGCTCGAGCAATCCATGCCAAGGGCGAAGCTGAAAAACGAGCTTTGACACCCGAGGAGCAAACCGCGTTTGATAATCTGGTCGCCGAGGTTGATGATCACGAAATGCGAATCGGAGAACTCGAAGCGGCAGCTCCTGCACCCGCAACCAACTCCGTTGACGCTGGCACCACCCGCAGCGCCAAGCTTGCTGAGCTCGATGAAAAAAGCAAAAAGGTGGCGACAAGGAAGTCCGCTCCCATCGAAGCTCCTGCGTTTGTACGCGATCTTGGAGATCGTCAAGCAACTGCAGACCGAGCCCTGGCCCTTCGAGGATGGCT